AGCCGCAGAGCTTCGGAGGTTATATGCATCTGTTTCCGCTTTCACATTTCGCGTTGGAGATCGCTTCCAACATAGTTGGCGCGTCTCTTCACACGGAGCGTGTTTCGTTGAAACAGGCATCTAACGCCGAAGTGATTTTGCGACGGCTTCACGACCTCATATCCGGCATTCATGTCGGATGTGATGGTAGTCTAGACGTATACTCGATTAAGAAACTGATCGAATGTAACGGCCAACTCTTCGAGCTGGTCGGTCGCTTAATCATTGAGGGTAAAGAAGTTCTTGACGACTTGGAAAATTTCAAGTCGACGGAGGATTCTGTAAAGAATCCTGAAGATGGTAATTCTTCCGTCAGATAATCTGGCGCCGCCCCCTTACTTTGTCACGTAAGGTCAATCTCTAAGCTAGGAGCGTCACTATGCCTTCTCAATCGTTCTCCCAAGTTGGGACCAAAACCGTTTTCCAAAATTATTTTGTTAACGATTCTGGTCCTATTTTCCATCCCGACGGAAGTGGGGGTGGATATTGGGAGCCTGGTAAGGGGCATATGACGACCGCTTCATCCTCCGTACCTTTCAACTTAATGACTGGTACTCGGGTGTGGTCTACTACTCCGGGTTTTAACTCGAAGAATAGACCTCCTATTCTTCCGCCGCTTGGTTTCTCGTACCAGAAGCAAAAGAACTCGTCGTATTCCTTCTCGAGCGTTAATACAACGCCCCAGTCGGTTACGTCGGGTCCTGGCACTCCTGGTTATGAGGTCAGCCAAACGACGGAGACTCAGTCAATGCCTCTTCCGGGGATACCTAATACTGTTTCTAGTTTGGTATCTCAGGCTCAGGCAAAGGCTACGCAAAATGTTCTCGAGGCCCTTAAGGACTCTTCCTTCAACGCAGCGCAAGCTGTCGCTGAACGGAAGCAGACTATGGACCTCGTTGCCTCTACTGCTACTCGGATCGCAAAAGCGGCCGGACAGCTGAAGAAAGGTAATTTTGCGAAGGCGGCTCGCGACCTTGGGGTGACACCCAAGAAACGAGCTGGTCGTCGGTTTGTGCGTGATTACGCACTTGACCAGGGCAAGGCCGTTGGGAACGCTTGGCTCGAACTGCAATACGGTTGGAAACCTCTTTTAGGTGATGTTTATGGTGCTACTGAAGCTTTAGCGAAAGCTAATAACTCCAGCGGCAATCAAAACATGAACACCACGTTTAAAAAGGTAACCGGTCGCAGTAAGAGAAAAGAGGCCCCAAGCATCAGAACTAATACTCCTATTAGTCCTGGTGTAGGCTATAACTACACAGTAGCTACAGGAATGTGTGAGGTCCAATGTAAAATTGGTATTACCTACGCAATCACTAGCCCTGCCGTTACCAATCTAGCAAAGTTGGGTATTACCAACCCATTATTGTTAGCCTGGGAGCTCCTTCCTTATAGTTTTGTTGTTGATTGGTTCTTACCGATCGGTGATTACTTAGGCGCTCAGGACGCAACCCTTGGGTTGACGTTCAAGTTCGGCTATCGTACTACCGTCCGAAAGTACATCAGCAATTCGACTAAAAGTTGGAGTTACACAACCACTGCTGGTACTAAACAGTACTATGGTTTTGTTACACAGGAAATCGAGAATATTCAGATCGACCGATCAACGCTTGATGCGTTCCCGTCCGCTCCGTTTCCTCGATTTAAGAATCCTTTGTCGCAATCCCACGTAGCTTCGGCTATGGCTCTTCTCCTTCAAACTTTTAAGAGGTAAATAATGGCCGCTATTGCAACCATTGCGCTCCTGGACGGTCAAGCGACCCCAGTCTCGCACAACTTCAACCCCGTCACGATCGATTCAGCGGGTGTGGCAAAATGGGCAGATCGCTCCGGTGGTATTTCCATCGGCTTCCCTACCCTGACTTATTCGTTGCGTAACCCTACCAAAGGTTCCACATCGTATAAGCTCGCCGCGAAGGTTGTTCTCCCTGTTCTAGAGCAGACTTCGCCATCGACGGCTACCGGTATTCAACCGGCTCCGACTGTGGCTTATAGCTTGCTCGCGAACATCGATCTGGTCCTGCCAGAACGCTCCGTGCTTTTAGACCGCAATAACTTGCTGGCCTACGCACGTAACTTCCTGGCCAACGCCACCGTAATTACGGCTGGCGTCCAAAATTACGAATCCGTGTATTAATACGGTTTTGTAATCCCGATCGTAGTAACCGTATCTTCGGATACAGTTTAAGGAGAACCTATGTCGTCTAAGACACATAGTTCGAGAGAGCTTAAGCTCGCTCGAGACTTTCGCGTGCCGCGCCAGTTGACTGACGTGTCCATCTATCAATTCCTCTCATCTATTGATACCCCGAGGGCGCTGACCGTTTGGCTTCTCTATTCGAGTAAGTCTCATGATCAGCTTTCGGCCCTCGAGATTCTACCTGAGCATTATGCGGATAATCCGTATATATTCAGGCTTGACTATGCTGCCACTAATTTTCTCGCTAAGGCGTCGTTTTTATCGACGACGTTTAATCGGGAGAAGGTAGCTTATGAGAAATTCACTAAATATGAAGATCTCTGTTGTCAAACCAATAATAGATTCCGATTTCCGAGTGTAGATACGCTTAAAAACGGCTCTACCGATTGGTTGCTTAATGCAACCCGTCGTAAAATTACTCAGATTCTCGGTAACTATTCTGGTGATGAGTTGGTTGATGATGCTAATTGGGGTCCTGGTGTTTCTACGCTCATAAAGGGTGAAGAAGTATCAGGCTACAATAAGTTCCACGGTGAACGTGGAATAACGCGTGATTTGTACTCCCTTATATCGACATGGTTTCCTGTCGCATATCCTCTATGGAGTGACCACTTATCCCGTACTTACGGAGAGTCGTGGGCAATCTTCGAGGTTGGGAACAAAATAGTCACTGTCCCGAAGAATTCGAAGACAGATCGTGTGATTGCCATTGAGCCAGGGATCAATCTCTGGTTTCAGAAAGCGATCGGTTCCATGATCCGTCGTCGTCTTAATCGGTTTGGAATTGATCTTAATGATCAATCGAGAAATCAGTCCTTAGCCAGGAGCGCTTCTATAAGCGGTCTCTTGGCGACCGTTGACTTCTCGTCGGCAAGCGATTCGATATCGCTTGAAGTCGTCCGTGATCTGCTTCCACCTCGGTGGTTCCAGATTATGGACACTGCCCGTTCCAAAGTTGGCAGGCTACCCGATGGGTCAATTATAAGGTGGAGTAAGTTTTCCTCAATGGGAAACGGATTCACCTTTGAACTTGAGTCCTTGATATTCTTCGCTGCGGCTCTTGCCGTTGCAGAATATCTTGAATTAGAGGGAAAGTCAAGTATCTCTGTTTATGGAGATGACGTGATTATTCCTTCGTCCGGGTATCCTATGTTCGCAGAGTTTAGTAGCTTCCTAGGATTTCGCGTTAATGATCAGAAGAGTTTCTTTTCTGGTCCTTTCCGTGAATCTTGTGGTAGTCACTATTACTCTGGGGTTGACTGTAAGCCGATCTTCCTTAAGGAGAGGCTTTCCAATGTTGAAACAATTTATAAACTGGCTAATGGTGTCCGGCTGCTTGCTCATCGCTTCGGTTCTTACCGTAGCTGTGATTCTCGCTTTCGGGACCTTTGGTCTCACCTTCATGGAGGGGTTCCAGAGCCTCTACGGCTCAAAGTTCCACTCCAGGCTGGCGACTCAGGCTTCATCGTTAACTTCGATGAATCCGGAGCAGTCCGTGCAAAGTACGGTATCGAAGGATACTACTACCGAGCACTTGTCTCCGTCGGGGTTACCCGACGAGGCGATGGACAAGGATTGATTCTTGCCCAACTTCGCCGACTTGGATCACCATCCCCTAGCCGGGGTGGGCGGCGTTTGTCAACCAACGATGCACTAGCAATAGTGCGTCGTTACAGCCAACCTAACTCCCGGATTACCGATCTTCTTCGCCTTATGGGTGAAGACAGGCCCGACCTCCTAGCGTCTAATGAAAATTATACGCTTCGGGGCCGGACCCGTCGAAAGGTAGTCCGTCCGTTAGTTGCACAGTGGTACAATCTCGGGGGGTGGGATTAGCTTTCCTACATTGGTTCAACCTCCTCTGAGTTAATAGTTTAGCGGTCCTATTCAAAGACTG